AATTATCTTCTGAACTTAAAAACTCTTATGAAGAGGATTTGGAATCTCGTTCAGAGTGGGAAGAGTCTTATACCAAAGGTTTAGATCAATTAGGTGTTAAGCACGAGGAAAGAACACAACCCTTTGAAGGTGCTTCTGGAGTGACACATCCATTGATAGCAGAAAGCGTCACGCAGTTTCAAGCACAAGCTTATAAGGAACTTATACCTTCTGGAGGTCCCGTTCAAGTTCAAGTCTTAGGTCTTCAAGATCAAGCAAGAGAAGACCAAGCAGCGAGAGTTAAAGATTTTATGAACTATCAGATCATGGAAGTGATGGAGGAGTTTGATCCAGACATGGATCAATTACTTTTCTATTTACCTTTATCTGGATCTACATTTAAAAAAGTTTACTTTGATCCTGCAAGACAACGTCCTGTATCTAAATTTATACCTGCACAAGATTTAGTTGTTCCATATTCTTCTTCTGATTTACACACTGCATCTCGTGTAACACACGTTTTAAGAATGGATGCAAACGAAGTAAGGAAGATGCAAGTTGCAGGTATTTATCGTGATGTTGAACTGATAAAGAATGAAGCTACAGAAAACACAGTTAAAGAAAAAGTAGATGAGATACAAGGAACATCCAAGACATATACTGATGAAGTATTCACTATTCTGGAGATGCACGTAGATTTAGATCTAGAGGGATTTGAAGATATGTCTCCAACAGGAGAACCAACAGGGATAGCTTTACCTTATATTGTAACCATTGATGAGGGTTCTGGAGAGATTCTTTCTATTAGACGTAACTTTCCAGAGGGTGCTGGACTTGCAAAGAAGATGCAATATTTTGTTCACTATAAGTTTATGCCAGGTCTTGGCTTTTATGGCTTTGGTCTGATTCACATGATTGGTGGTCTTGGACGAGCAGCCACGAGTATCTTGCGTCAGTTAATAGATGCGGGTACTCTTGCGAATCTCCCTGCCGGTTTCAAGGCCAGAGGTGTGAGGGTTCGAAATGATGATGAGCCTTTACAACCGGGTGAGTGGCGGGATATAGATGCACCGGGTGGAAACATTAGAGATTCTATTATTCCACTGCCTTACAAAGAACCATCTGGAACATTATCACAATTACTTGGAGCTTTGGTTGAAGGTGGTAGACGTTTTGTATCTTTGGCTGATACAAAAACTGGAGACATGAACTCTCAAGCTCCTGTTGGAACCACAGTTGCTCTTTTAGAACGTGGAATGAAAGTCATGTCTGCGATTCACAAAAGACTACACTATGCACAAAAGAATGAATTTAGAATATTAGCTAGAATATTCAGTGAGAATTTGCCGCCAGAGTATCCTTATGAGGTTGCAGGAGCGGCTAAAAATATTAAAGCACAAGATTTCGATAATCGTGTAGATGTTATTCCTGTAAGTGATCCAAACATATTCTCAATGGCGCAAAGAGTTACATTAGCTCAGACGCAGTTGCAATTAGCACAATCCAATCCACAACTCCATAATTTGCATCTTGCGTATAAAAGAATGTATCAGGCTCTTGAAGTTCAAAACATAGAGGAGATCCTTCCTAACCCTCCTCAACCTGAACCTCTAGATCCCGCCATTGAGAATGCAAGAGCTTTGATGGGTGAGATACTAAATACTTTTCCAGAACAAAATCACGATGTGCATATTCGTATGCACTTGATGTTTATGAAGACACCTCTTGTGTCTACCTCTCCTCAAGTCATGGGTACTTTCTATGCACACATTATGGAACATGTTTCTCAAAAGGCGAGAAAGATGGTGATGGAACAGATACAAGGTATTTTAAGACAAGCTAATTTAACAGCTCAAAGTGGTTCTTCAAATAGTCCTGCTATCAAACAACAAATAGCTGAAGTTCAACAGAACATGCAAGATCCAGCGCAATTAGAAAAACTAATAACAGATCAACAAGAAAAGATATTACAAGATATCATTCCAGAACTTATGCCTACTGGTAATGATCCTATGTCAGATCCTCTTGTTCAAATTAGAATGAGAGAACTTGATTTGAAACAACAAGATTTACAGAGAAAGACACAAGAAGATCAGAACGATGTAAATCTTGAAGTTGCTAAAATGCAACAAAGAGCGGTAACTGATTCGGCAAGAATAGAAAGTCAAGAAGAAATCGCTGATGAAAGAAATCAAGTTAATAGAGAAAGAATAGAAGTACAAAGGCAAGCTAGGAAAAACTAATGCTTGATCCAGCTACGATTGCAACGGCGGTAGGCATAAGCACTGCAGCGTTTAACAATCTTAAAAAAGCTTTTGCTATGGGGAGGGATATCGAACAGATGGGTGGTGACTTATCTCGATGGATGAAAGCATCTAGCGATATAGATAATGCAGTAAAGACTTGCAAAAATCCACCATTTTATAAGAAGTGGTTGAGTGGTGACACGGTAGAAGAAGCCGCAATGAAATCTCTAGTTGCACAAAAAAACCTTGAAAAACAAAGATATGAGTTGCAACAGTACGTTAAATTTAAGTTTGGCGTTAAAGCCTGGGATGACCTCTTGAAGATGGAGGGAACTATTCGTAAACAAAGACAAGAGCTTATTTACAAGCGACAAGAACTACAACAGAAAATCATAGAAGGTGTTTTTGTTATCATACTGGTATGTTCTATTATAGGACTAATACTCTTTGCCATTTGGTTAAAAAAACAACAAGATAATGTCTGAAAAAGATATTATATTTGTTTTTATTGTTCTTTTAGCTTATGCTTGGGCTACTTATCTTGAACCTAAATGGATATTTATAAGATGAAAACATTACAAAAAGATTCCAAATACGCAAAAGCCGATACCAATGGTGATGGCATTGTATCAGATAAAGAATTAGAAATAAGAGAACGTATGGTTTTGCTTGAGAACCGTGACAAGAAAGAAGATCAACAACGTCATTTAGTCTGGTTCTCTGCATTAACAGTTACAGTTTTTATTGTTGTTTTAATGACTCCTCTCATACCCATAGATCGAATTGATCATCTCTCAGGAATTGCCGAAATTTGGATAATATCAAACATGGGAATAATTGGGTCTTTCATTGGATTCAATCAGTTAGCAAAGCGTGGAAACAAAGGGGAGGGTAATGGGGTTACTAGATAGTCTTATACAACCAGTATCTAAGATACTAGACAAAGCAATACCTGACCAAGATCTCAAACGAAAGTTATCCCATGAGATTGCAACCATGTCAGAAAAACACGCTCAAGAGTTGGCCCTCGCCCAAATTAATGTCAACGCTGCTGAGGCAGCGTCAGGAAGCTTTTTTAAAGGTGGCTGGCGTCCTTGCATTGGTTGGATCTGTGGGATTGCTTTTGGCTATCACTTTGTTCTTCAGCCAGTTATTATTTTTGTAGTGGCTTTGATAGGTATAGAAATACCAGATTTACCAAAATTTGAAATGAATACACTTCTTACGGTTTTAGGCGGAATGCTAGGAATCGGAGGATTACGGACGTATGAGAAGCAGAAAGGATTAACAAAATGAGTTTTAAATTAAGTCAAAGATCTTTAGATAAATTAGAGGGTGTACATCCAGATATGGTAAAGTGTGTTACCTCGGCCATAAACTATTCAAAAGTGGATTTTGGAGTGATTTGTGGTCTCCGTACGGAAGCAGAACAGAAGGAACTTGTTGCCAAAGGAGCGAGTCAAACAATGCGATCAAAACACCTTGAAGGTTTGGCTGTCGACCTCATGGCCTATGTTGGTTCGAGGGCATCATGGGAGTTGAATCTTTACGATGATATCGCTGATGCAATGGCTAAAGCTGCTAAAGAACATAATGTTCCTATTAAATGGGGAGCAGCTTGGAGTATAGGTAATATAGCTCAATGGAATAGTAGCATGGAAGGTGCTATGACTAGTTATATTGACCTAAGACGTAGCGAAGGTAGACGGCCTTTTATAGATGGACCTCATTTTGAGTTGATACAATAATGCCACATTATACAAAACCTTTGAAAAAAATTATTGGAGGATTGAAGAAAGCCTCCAAGACACACGCAAGACAAGCAAAGGCGTTAGGTAAGATAGAAAAAGATCAAAGAACTAGATATAAAACTAAACACAAAAGAAAAAGATAACATGTGGATGCCAATTCTTTTAGTATGTAGTAGTATGTTTGCACAAGATTGTTTGGTGGTAACAAGGAATTGGGAGTTTCACGAAAGTTTAGACAAGTGTTTAGAGATCTCTGTAGAAAAAGCAAGGATACTATTGAAAGAACCTACAGTGTTTCACGTGAAACCTTTATGTCAAAAAATAAAACTTAATGTAGAAACTTGAGGATTAATTGTATGGATGTTGTTGACTTCTCAAAATATTTATATAATAAACTAAAAGAGAGGGAGGATAATTTAAGTTCCGCTCTTGCTTCTGGTTCTGTTTCGAACTGGGAGGAATATAAAATGACAGTAGGAGAAATACGGGGTCTTTCTCTTGCACGTGAGGAAATCAAGGCCCTGCTGGAGAATAATGACAACTATGACGAAGACACTTTACGTTCCTAATCATGTGAAGGATAAAATAGAAAAAGAAAAAAACTCACTAAATAAAAATGATCCTTGGGTTATACCTAGCGAAAGAGTTTTAGATCCCTCACTTCTTAACAAATCACTATTAGAAAGACTACCTCAACCAACTGGTTGGCGTATCCTAGTCATGCCATATCAAGGTAAAAATCAAACATCTGGTGGTATTTACGTGCCAGACGAGGTCAGAGAAAGAGAATCAATAGCTACGGTCGTATGTTATGTTCTTAAAATTGGACCATTAGCTTATGGAGATAAAGCAAAGTTTGGTGATAAACCTTGGTGTCAAGAAAAACAATGGGTTTGTATAGGTAGATATTCTGGTTCAAGATTTAAAATAGATGGTGGTGAAGTTAGAATTATTAACGATGACGAAGTTATCGCTACTATTCTTGACCCCGATGATGTTAAAAATTTGTAAAGGATAGGTTATGGCAGAAGAAAAAGTAGAGCAAGAAGGAAAAGAAATTGTTTTGGAAGATCCAAAAGAAGAAGTAAAAGAAGAAGTAAAAGAGGAGCCAAAAGAAGAAGTTTCCGTACAACAAGAAGAAACTGAACCTAAAGAAGAAGTCAAAGGTGAAGATGAGCTTGAGACATATAGTAAAAGTGTTCAGACAAGAATTAATAAACTTACGGAAAAATACAGACAAGAGGAAAGAGATAAACAAGAAGCTCTAAGAGTATCTCAACAACTCTTGGAAGAGAATAAAAAGTTACAATCTAAAGTAAAAGCTTTAGACACAGGTTATGTATCTGAGTATGGTACGAGGTTACAAGCTCAAACAGAACAAGCAAAGCGCATGTATAAAGAAGCCTATGAAGCTGGAGATCCAGATAAAATGGTGGATGCGCAGCAACAATTAGCTGCTATTGCTGTAGAGCAACAAAAATACAATACTGCTAAAGTTAGAGTGGAAGCTCAACAACAAC